GGAGCACACTTCGCCCTGTCAATCTGATTCGCGGGCACCGGCTTGCCCTCATGGTTGATGAACGCCGACACGAAAATCCTTCCATCCGTGGAGTTGAACGCGCCATCCACCTGACGGCACGTCGTGTCAAACGAGCCCTCAAAGAAGTCACCCGGCTGCACCGTCATAACCTTCTTCGGATCACCCGCCTGATAGTCCTGGTTGTCGAAACTCGTCGTGTAGAACACAAAGACTGCTGGCGCACCCGCCAGATTCTTCGCGTAAAACTTCCCATAGTTCCCAATCCACGCCTCGACATCCTTACTCGGCGTCGTCACCGGAGCCACCGGAGCGGGGGTTGCCGCCACCGCAGTCGGCTCACCACCACCCGGAACACCCGACACTTCCTCCGGCCCCGTCACCGTCCCCGTCCCACCACACGCCACCAGCGCTCCAAGCGCTAGCCCCAGCATCAACTTCCTCATTGACCAATACCCTCCAATTTGCACGCCTCAGCATGCATGACAATCACCTTCCAGCGTTCTGCCAACTCCTCCGGTGTCCACGTCATCGTCGCTTGCATCACCACTGGCCCTCGCTCCGCTCCGTAGTCCCCGCGATTCCAAAGCACGATCCATCTCGCGGTATCCACACCTAGAAGATAGCAGTAACTAGCCTCTTGTGCAACCCATTTCCAAAACTTTTCTTCGAATTCATCCTGAGTCTTGGGCATCTTTCTGTGTGTAGATTTGTAGCTTTCGACCACGCCTTCATCGACGACCAGGGCATCGGGCGTCATCCGTATCCCGTCTTTCTCCCCTGCGCACTGGGTTATCACATTCTTACGCAATTCCCGCAGGTGCCGGCGGAAGGCAGCGTCCATCGCCGAGTCATGATCCATCCCGGCAGCCATGTACTCGACAGCCGTCTCCCACACAAACCCAGACATTCTGAATGTGTCCCAGCCCGTCTCACCATACTGCTTCTCGCCAATTGCCTTGCCCATACGGTTCAACACATCGGATAGATGCAATCCTTCCCGGCCTGAGCCCGTCTCGCTCAGATCCTGACGAAGCACCTTAAACTCAAATGGGGACCAGCCAGAGAATACAGCCATCAGAAATACAGATACGCCCGAACGTGATACTTGAATAATCTAATCATAAGAGTTTGTAGCGGGGGATGTCTCCACCCCCCGCCTTACCTCACTCGATCCCGTCCACAATCACTTCAGGATGCAGGTACACAAATTCTCTCGTCATCGGGTTGAGAATCCCGTTGTCGTCCCAGTTAACCAGCACCCCACGCTCCGAGTGCTGTGTAACCGTTCCCGTCCTGTCTGTCAATCGTGTCCGAAACCTCTGTCCCTCCAACAGTTCTGAGAGTCTCATGACGAATGCCGCCCTCAGTCCTTACAGACTGTAGGACGCTCCGTCACGCTTCCAGACCTGACCCTTGTGGAAATCCTCACGGGTGGTGAGAGCGATGATCTTGGACGAGTCGCCGTCACCCGCAAGCCTACGCCCCAGCTCCCGCACCAGCTCCGCGCGAGTCACGGTGTTACCCTCGGCTTCGGACAGAATCGTCAACACAACTTCCGTTGCCTTGTCCTTCAGAGCCGACGCACCGTTGCCTGACACTCCATTGCCCGCCGACTGCGACTTCACGGTGTTCGAAAAGCCCACGAACTTGACCGGCACGAACCGCTGCTGGTCGTAACCCTTCTTGGACTTCTTGACGTTGCCATCCTTGTCCAGCTTGTCAACGCCTTTCATCACGAACCGAGCGCCAACCAGGGCACTCAGCTTCTGAGTCTTGCCGTCCCACAGGAGGTTTACGTCGAAGCCACCGTTCTTCACACCATCGAAGAACTGTGCAGCCTCCGCCGACTTGTGGACCGGCACGATGGTCCCGTCCTGCTTGGTAAAGCCCTCACCGTCCTGCGTGGGGACCAGCGAACCGATGCTGTACTGCTCGTAACGCTCCGCTTCCTCTCCATCCGCGATACCGCGAATCTCGACTACACGCTTCACAATCGGCTCGTTCGTCGTCTCGTCGATAACGGGAGTCCCGTCACCCCTCTGCATCGGGGAGAACTTCGCCTTAGCCGCCGTAATCGTCACCGTCTTACCGTCCCACAGACCGCCACCCGACGTGAAATTCGCGCTGTCGAACGGATTCAAAACCTGCTCTGCCATTCAAATATGTCCTTTCGTTTGTATACTTTAGGGGAGGGGAGCCCTATTGCTCCCCTTCTCGTCCCCGTCCCATCCATATAACAATCATCTCATAATTCGAGAGGCGGGTCAAGTAAAAACTTGCAAGCATGCAAGCTCCTGACCGCCATGAAGATTTCTTCTTCCTTCATAGCCAACTCTTTCTCCAATCTACGCTAACCCATTCCATTCTGTCAAGAGCTTGGGCAAAATTCTCCTGCCGCACCTTTACTCGTCGCGACCGGTCGAACAAATCATCTGCGAAAAATTTGCGCGCAAATCTTGCGCCAACGCAGAATCTGCGGCAATTCCTTCAGCAGAATTTGCGGTCACAGGCCGAGGGTACGTGGGCACCGCGTACGTGTTCATGCACTCCCAATGAGGCAGGTCATGCCTACGGCTCAATGCATGGCATACCTCATGGGTAGCTATATCCCGTGGGATGATCTTGCCCGGTTCTGGCTCCAGGGATACATACTTTGCCACCTGTGGTCTATAGTACCAGGCAATTCCGCCGGAGTACCAGGCTACCGGCGACCCTGCTTCCGGAGATAGCTGAGCCGGAGAGATTGTGTCAGTGATCTCTCCTCGCACGCTAACGCCAATAGCTCCCGCTGCCCTTGCTGTCTCGGCCAGGAGTGCCTCCTCCACGGTTGGTTCGAACGACGGTCACGGTGAATTCCGTGAGTGCCGCCGGTACTACTTACTAACTTGTGCCTTGATGGCCTCAGCATTCTCGATGACCCACTTCTCAAGAGCCTTGGCGACTCGGCCAGCGGTAGCCTTGTCGGACCCGATGAGGCGAGGGTCACGCTCAACTGTCAGGGTGGTGGTGTACTCGCCAACCTTCACATCGATGGAAACCGAGGCGGTTCCTACTGCGCGAGTTCCGGTCACGGCATAGGGGTTCAACGGGTTCTGTCGAAGAACCGTGGTCTCTCCCGTCTGCTCAAACTTGGTGCCGCCCCAGCTAACCTGAATGGTGCAACCCGAGGTAACGAGGGCCAGTCCCTTACGCTTCGAGATTTCCTGCTCCACCTTCTCCATGAGGGACTGGTTCTTGTTGGCATGCGGGATAGCGAAGCCGCTCGCATCCTTAGTCTCGACCGCTGCAACGCAGACCGAAGTCTTCTCGATTGGGTCTGCTGCCTGGGCGGATACGGTCAGCCCCATCAACAGAGCGAGAGCCACAGCGGTTGCTCCAACCATCCGCACCGGGGCCTTGACCCTTCGAGCGCACCAGTGGCACGTCAAAGCCCCGTTCCTCGCCCTGGCGTATCGCATCCACGTATTGGTCTTACTGCACACCGGGCAGTCCTTCTTGGTCTGGGTGGTCATTTTTGTGTGTCCTTTTGTGTCCTGGCCTCATTTTGTGCTTGACACCGGCTAATTCCGGGGTCAGGCTGTAGCCGGGACCGGCCTGTCTCGTCCCTGCTACTGAAACCACTAATCCCATCTTTCATAGATCCTTCACCAGATTCCATAGCGCAAACACCACAAACAGCAGCCCCAAGGGCCAAACACCCATTGCTGCAACTAGGAACGCGAGCAGGAACCAAAAGACAAACATCATAATCCTCCTGTCATATGCTCATTCTGAGCATAACTGGTAGCTAAATCATACCGCCGATGTTTCCCTGAGCAACCCTCAGCAGCCGGCCCGAATCCATCTTGAGGGAGTAGATCACCCGCCCCCGCCGGCAGGACACTGACACAATCTCCCCGAATCTATCCCCGCGCATCCAAGAATCAGTTGCCGGGTGCAGCTCAACTCTCGTTCCCGTCGTATAGATTGGCATTACTTTTCTCCAGCCTTCACTGCCCGAAGGCCGTCATAAGGCACGCATAGCGTGTACGCGAAGATATAAGCAACTGCGCGTCTTCCAGCAGCCACTGCCGCGCCTGTTCCGGCGTCTCCGCTTCGCGCACGTTGAACCGTACCCATGCTGCCGCCCGTTCCATGTCTTCCAACAGCCGCTTCCGGCTCGCCTTCCTCACTGCTCTTTCGCTAACCGTCCGTGCCTTGTCGCTCATCTCATCCCCCCCGTGGCTATTCTTGCCAGCCACATCAACCGCCCTAGCAGTCTAACAGTCTTGTGGATCTTAGTCAAGGGTTATTCCCCCTCTTCGACTGGCGGTGCTGCCGCTTCCAGGATTGTGATTCCCTTGCGGTATCCCTTACACTGGCAGGCATACCCGCGATAGTCGCAAACCCTACGCTTAGGACTGTCTTCTGTCGTATGGTGCTGACTCGTCCCGTGTCCACATTCGCACATTGCCTTTACTCCCCTCATCAGGCAGCGCCTTACGCTGCTACGGGAGGGGATACGCTCCCCCCCGTTTCGGGGTTTAGTGCTTCACCCTTGCGAACAGACCAGCGAGAGCAGACTTGAGATCGTCAGTACTCGCCGTGCTTCCGCCCCCGCCGCCGAATTGTGTGACGATTTGTGTACCGTTTCCAGGGGCTTCGCTGTCCTGCTCCTCGCCGTCCATATCTTCATCGCCGTCGCCGTCCTGCTCGCCCTCGCCCTGCTCCTCCGGCTTGGCCTTGCCGGTATCCTCATCACCAGGCTTGGCCGTACGCCCCTGCGGGGGAGGGACTACCGCCCATGAGTCATTGGCGTGAGTCACCACCAGACTCCAGAGCAAATCAACTCCAAGCATGCTCCCCGCCGTCGCTAGAGCCGCGCTAGCCTTCTTATCCGGCTCGCTGGGTGTCGTATCCCCGCTCGGATGATTGTGCGCCACGCCAACAAACCGGACGTTAGGAACCGTGAGCGCCCATGAGTACACGTCGCGAGGATACAGCATGCAAGAGTCTACCGTCCCGCTGCTCACGATTGCGCACGCAAGTGGCTTGCCTTTGGTATCAGTCGCCACAGTAACAAGGTGTTCCTTGCCGTCGTCTGGCATCACGGCCACGATTGCCGCCGCGATCTCGGCGGTAGGCTCGGCCATGATCTTGGCAGGAAACTTATGCGACGATTCACTCCGACTCACGTACGCTACGCTACGGTCAATTTCGATAGCCACGCTATCCTCCGATTTCGATACCGGCGATTTTCATTGCAGCCGCCGCCCACTCTTCGACGTTTCCCGAATACTCAAACGTCGTGTGACGCGGCAGGAATGCCACGTTAGGTTCATTCGGCCATTCGACCGTGGACCAACCGATACCCGACTCATACTGACTGAAGTAGTTTCCATCCGTGCAGGCGCTGAACATAAACACTCGCCCCGCTGCCGGGTGAACTAGCCAGAATGCTAGGTTGAGAATATCTAGGGGTTCGCCAAACTCTTTGAGGATCACTTCAATGTGGACGTTACCGCGCGAGTACGGCGCAAGCGCTGAGCGATACTCAATCGCCACGCTAACACCGGCTTGCTCCAAGGTATGCGCCACGCTAGCGACAAGCGCTCCCCGCTTGATGATCGAGTCTATGCTGATTCCCGCCGACACCACCGGAGCGAACACGATACGAACTGCTCGCCCCGCTGCCGGAGTGTCATACATCCCCTCCGAGGTAATCAGAAAGCACTCATCCTCGCCCTCAAGGTATGCCGCAATATCCGGCTCTCCCGGGGCGTCTGTGTAGGTCAAGATCGGAATCAGGCTTCGCGTCTGCCGGGCAATCATCTGATTCGCTTGCGAGATGATTGCCGACACAGGCTCACTCCAGCCGTTCTCCGCGAGTGTGAGAGCCTCACAAACTGAGGAAACACCATACCAAGCGCTATTCCCATAAGACCCTACGCCAATGGACCGATCCCCATCACGCGCGAGTAGCGCCATCAAACCCGCGCGATCCGTGCGCATGTGAAGCACAGTCTCCTCGCCGATCTGCACCCGCGCGAGGGCGGGATAGGGACGAGCCTGATACTTGGCCAGAATCGCCGGATCGGCCTTTACCTTTGTCGGCATGCTGATTGCCATTACTTCCCACCCTTCACGGAGATGCGCGGAAGCGGATAACGCGTCTCATACTTAGCGACTGCATCGGCGGGATAACCGCGCCAAATCCAGGAGTTGGTAGCTTCGCGCATGGTTGCTCCGTCGAGCAGGTCTAGCGCAATCTTTTCCATTTCGCGCGGCCCCGCCCAAACCGTGTCCACCTTGTCCATTGCCAGAGCAGCACGAAGCTTGCGGCCCCAGTCGAGCAGCGCATTGTGTCCATCTGGAAGCAGCTTGGACACAATGGCCGTTTCGGTAGGCTCATCGTATCCCCAGTGAATGAACGCGAAACGAGCCGCAGTGCTGAGATCAAGCGGTTGAGCGGCGGTATACTGGCGCGTCGCGCCGCGCATATCGGTGTTTCCCGTGGCAATGAATACGAAATCCTTGTGCGCCCGGATCGTCTGGTTCCCAACCGTGAACCACCGGTTAGCCAATGCACTGTTGAATGCAGCAGCAACCGAGGGTATCGTCCTGTCAAACTCATCGGCCACGAACACATGACCCTCAACAAACGCTTTGATGAAGGCTGTCAAGACTTCCCGCCCACCAGCGTCCACGAAGCCTAGGATCTTACCAGCAGTGACGCCCGGCATGGTTTGCACGATGCACTCACGTCCGAGAATTCGGGCAATCTGGCAAGCTCCAAATGTCTTGCCCGATCCGGCAGGACCAAACAGGTAAATGGACTCGCCCCGAGCCGCAAGCTTCAGGACGCGCGTGAGCATCGGATGCATGGTCTCATCGTCAAGCTTGCTGATCGTCTCGCCCTTGTCGGTTTTGACGATCAGTTCCTTCTGTTGCTTGATTCCGAAACCCGCGAGGATAGAGATGATCTCGCTCCGGATCTCGCTCTTGACGCGCTCGATATCCTCGCTGTTCATCACGTTAACCATGGTCTTAGTAATGGAGGTTTCGAGGTTATCCATGGTGCTGTTAACCGTGGTCTCATCCTTCTGAGCCGTCTGCGCGGTGGTCTGCTCGCTCTGCTCCTCCCGGTGACCGGAGGATCGGCGGAAACCGTTTTGCCACATCTTGCACGTGTGGCCACCAGTCCCGTCAGAATTGTGCAACTCCCACGGCGACCGGTTGTTACGCTCTTTCTCGGCGGTAGGGACGGCCTTCCAAGTGACTTGTGAGCCGCATGCCACGCATGCTCCTCGTTTTGTCGCTGCCTTGCCTCTTGCCATTGTGATGCTAACCCTCCATTGACGGGATTCCCGCCCAACACATGATCGGACTTTTGCGGGTTTGTGTCAAGCCCTAATTTGTGGCCCCGCGAAAAATCCTAACCCGCTGATTCGCTTCGCCCTTCACACTGTCACAACGCGGGAGACTTGGCCATCTGACGGTCCCCCCGCCGAGCCGGGACGGGACGGCCCGCGCCACATAAGAAGGACGTGGAAGCAAGCCAAACCCCTGACATGAGTGGTGTTATGTCGGGTTATGTGAGTGGACGAGACTCAAGGGTACCTGCTACCCAATTTTTGCTCCGGGCTCGACTAACCTGTCCGAAAACCGGACATGGTCGTGTAGCGCTCCACAATTCGATTTGCGAATCCCGAATGTAAATGTGTAGTTAGCCTGTGGATAACCTGGGGATAACCGCGTTCGGGCGGGTGGCCTGGGGCGAAGCGTAACACAATATAGAATATATGACGCAAATTACACAAACGGGACGCAGGGTCTGCGGTACCGCGCAGGATCTGCGCCCCCCGCCCCCTCTCCCCCCCGCGAGCCCAAGGGGAGGTTTCCAGTTGGCCTTCCCACACCGGGAGAGGGTGGGATCCCCCTGTTAAAATCTGTGAATTTCTCCCCTAATGCCAGAGTGGCAGGGTGGAAGGGCGTTTTCTTAAGGGTGGTTATTACGGAGATATATATATATAAGAAGGGGAATCCGCCTTGACGTTGGGGTTTTTTCGTGGTACATTGGCGGCGGAGGTGAGGATTGAAGAAGGAAGAGTTCTGGAAGCGGGCGACCGCCATGGACCGTGGAGGGGACAAGTCCACCGTCTCCGTGAGCAAGGATCTGAGGGTCCGGCTGCGGACGTTGGTGGACGAAGAGAGCACGTACATGGATGTCGTGGTCGGAGTGGCGTTAGAGGATTTTCTGGAGAAGTGGGATGCTTGAGAATAAGATTGAATCGGTGCTCGTAAATGCTGGGATTTACGTGAAATACAACACTTTCACGGATCGGATCATGGTCAAGACCCAGGATCAGGACTGGTCGATTATCAACACTATGGCACGGTCGGATATTACGATGGTGCTGCACAACGCGAAGACGAGAGCCCCACAAAACGTAATGGATGCAGCGATTTTGAAGATTGCCGCTCGGAACAGGTTCCATCCGGTGAAGGACTATCTCGATAAGCTGGAGTGGGACGGGGTGCCAAGAGTGGATACTTGGCTACACACCTACTTTGCCACGGATGATAACCCATTCACTCGGGCGGTGGGGGCGTTGTTCCTGATCGCGGCAGTGAGAAGGGTGCGTCAGCCGGGGTGTAAGTTTGACGAATGCTTAGTGCTCACGGGGAAGGAAGGGCTAGGTAAGTCCTCGGCGGTACAGATCCTCGCCGGGGAGTGGTTTTCGGACTCCCTGCCGCTGGGGGCTGGGCCGAAAGAGACGGTGGAGCAGACGCAGGGGGTGTGGTTGTCGGAATCGGCGGAATTGGTGGGAAACAGCCCAACAAAGGTGCATCAGATTAAGGCATTCCTATCCCGGTGGAAGGATGGGCCGTTCCGGGGGGCGTACGAGAGGGAGAGCGGGGATAAGCTTCGACAGTTTTTGCCGGTGGCGACCACGAATGAGGCGGTGTTCCTGTTCAGCAAGACGGGAGATCGAAGGTTTTGGCCGATTGACGTAAAAATGGTGGATACGGCGAAGTTGACCGCTGATCGTGACCAGCTTTGGGCGGAAGCGGCGACCCGGGAGGCAAAAGGTGAGTCAATCAGACTCAACCCTAAGCTGTGGGATGACGCGGAATCCGCTCAGGCAAAGTACCGGACGGAGGATCCGTGGGAGACGCAATTGAAGCCGGTACTGGAGAATAGGAGGGAGATCACCCTGCCGGAGATTTTCTCCAAGCTAAACATTCCAACGGAGAAACAGACGATTGGGGATGCACAGAGGATCGCGGGTGTGATGCAGAAGTTGAAGTTCCTGAAGAAGCGGGAGCAGAAAAATGGGGTTAGGACGACCACATACGAACGAATGAACATTTTCGACTCGGAGAATTTTGACTACCGCCCGGAGACGGCACCGGAAGAGCCGGAGGTTGAGGATGAGGCGACGTTGGCGGACCAGTATGCGGAGAGTGAGTTGGAGGATTACGAATGACCCTCTGTCACGACAGTCAGTGCCGGTGCCGTCAGTCGTCTAGCTGAAAGTCGTCGGGGTCGCCGGTAGCCATGACGGCGGCGAGGCGGGTGACACGAAGGGGTGTTTGCGTAGCCCAGCGGGACGCAAGCATCCCGTTCGCTGCGTCTTCGTAGCGGCCTTCGCGCACGGCGGTAAGGGTGTTGCGGAAGGTGAGTACACCCTTCATGCCCAATTGAAAGACCATGGAGACAAGCACCACTCGTCTCGGGGTGTCGAGCGCCTTCCACCAGGGGATGTTAGCGTCCAGCTCCTTGCACACCCGTTCCACATCGTTGGCGAGGAGGTATTCGGCTTCCCGTCGGGTGATGCCGCCACCCTTGCGTGCGTCAACCAACCGCCCAATACCAATCGTCCAGTAACCGAGGGAGTCGGAGTACACGGAGGAGCGGAATCCTTCATCACGGGCGAGGAGGCGGGATGTGAGTTCGCCGAATGCTTCAGGCATGAAAGAAGTTTAACACGCGAAACCCCGGTAAGGGGGACCTCCCCCTCCCTTAGCTTTGTAGGAAAATCAACGGAACAGGGCGCGGAGGGTTGTCAACGGGATGTGAAGGATGTATGTGGACTTGTGCGCGGAGGCGGATCCCCGAGTGCGAGCGGGCTTGAAGCCCTTCGGCACCGGCCAGAGTTGTTCGCCTAGGGCGTTGACCACAAGGAAATCATCGGCGGGCGCGTTACACCGGGCGCAAATGAGGGCGAGAACCTTGTCCAGCGAGCGAGTGTTGATGGAATGGGGGTGGATGACCGCTGCCCGGCAGCATACGCTGACTCGCCGGGGTCCACTTAGGGTCGTGGGGAGTGTCACAATCTCGCTCATGGGACGGAGTATGTACCATTGAGTGGGGCGTTGTCAAGGGGTCGGTGAAATTGTGGTGGTATTCTGGGTGTGCAGGGGGGTGCTTCCGGCCCTCCCCACCACGTCCCTCCCGTGGTCCCTCCTCCCCGGCGGTCCCCCTGCGCTCCCTACAAAGTTAAGGGAGGGTAGCGGTTCGTCCTTATCGGGGTTTCCCTACATCAGAGTCGAAAATGTGCTATTGTATGCCAAGAGGGACGCGAGTTTGGCGAAAAAATCGAAAAAATCGGAAGAAATTGTCATAGAGCAGGTGGTGGAGGTGCCGGAAGTGCCCGTCGTCCCCGAAGAACCGGTGATTCCGGCTCCGCAGGAGTCACTTTTTGATGATTTAGATGCACAAGGTGCCCCCAGCGACCTCGCTCTGCGCCCAAATGATGACATTCGGCCCCTGGACATCGATCTTTCGTCGGATGAGAAGGAAATCTTCAAAAAACTCCTTGATGAGGCGATGCCGCTGTCGGAAAGAGCGAGGAGACTGGTTGCGTTGGCTAGATTAAAGGGAAGTAAGACTGCTGGCGTTGGGCTGAGGGCACTTCAGGAGATAAACAGCCTCACGGGAGTCAACCGTGAGGCGGATGCTGGGGCAAGTCCTATGTTTGCCCTCCCAGCCGGGGTGGATGTAAGCGTGACCGTGACGAAGGTGGTCAAGTGAAGTATCGCAAGAACAGCGATACCCATAAATTCTGCCCGAAGTGTCAAACGGTTAAACCTCGTTCATCGTTTCATAGAAACCGAAAGGCACTGGACGGGTATCAAGGGTATTGCAATGTTTGTGGTAACCGTGCGAAGTATGCATCAATTGCAAAAAAGAAAGAGCATTACTTAGAGATGGGTCGACGTAATCAAAAGGCTAGAAGAACTCGCGTACCGGACGTTATTCGTGCCGAGAAGTTGCGTGAGTATGAGAAGCATAAAGAACGATATAATAGGTCTAGAGCAGCGTGGTTCGCTGCTCACCCCGGTGAACGAGAGCGCCTACACTACTTAGCGGGTGTTCGTCGTCGAACCAGAGAGTACAACGCTTACGTAGAAGACGTAGAAAGAATAGTAGTGTGGGAGAGAGATAATGGCGTTTGTTATCTCTGCGGTGACACTGTTAGTTTTTATCAGATGCATTTAGACCACGTAATACCGATCAGTAAAGGCGGAGAGCACTCATACGTAAACATTAAAGCAACACATGGAGACTGTAATCAGCGGAAGTCTGCTAGATTACTCCCGGTTGTGACCCGGATCAACCCCGTGCGAGAACAAGCATAATGGACATCAAGAAGATCACCCTCTGGCCTAGTCAGCGGGAATTTTTTGAGTGTGGACCTCAAGTTGTGTTCTATCTCGCCGGGGTTGGTTGAGGCTCCGGGAAGACGTTTGCAGGGTGCTTGAAGATCCTCTATCTCCTGGACAAGTTCCCGGGGAGCCGTGCGGTCATCGTCCGTCAGCGGTTCAGTCAGTTGAAGAAGACGGTGGCTCCGACCCTCTTCAAGCTGTTACACAATTCACAAATCGCCCGGCGTAACGATAATGAGGGTAGTCTTCGCCTAATCAATGGCTCCGAGATCCTGATGATCCACCTCGACTCACCGGACTCCATTGATAACTTGAAGTCTTTAGAGGTCAATTTTTGCTATGTCGATCAGGTGGAAGACATATCGGCGGAAGCGTGGGACACGCTGTATGAGCGTCTTGGTCGATGGTCAGGAGCAACCCACCGAGGCGGATGGCCGAAGGACTGGCAGCATAAGAACCGGCTGGGGGAGAACATCCCTCCCCGTTACGCGCTCCTCGCTGGGTATTCCCCGGGGTATGACCACTGGCTTACCGCTCGCTTCTGGGAGCACGGATCCGAGCGGGAAACGTATAGAGCCAGGGGCTATCGCGTCATCAAGGGCTCCACCCGTGACAACCTCGCCCTCTCCGAAGAGTACCTCGCGGATCGTCTTGCGCAAGGCACGGAGTACGTGCGCCGATTCGTGGACGCGGAAGACTGGGGCGCAAAGGAAGGGCGAATCTTCACCCTCCACCCACAGTCCATCATCGAGCCATCCAAGGAACTGTTCGCTCACATCCACAGATCTATGCGCCTCCACCGCGCCCTCGACCACGGGGAAATGAGCCCCACGGCCTGTCTCTGGTATGCGACCGATAATAAGCAAAACATAATTGTGTACCGGGAGTACATGGCGGCGGACATGCTCGTCTCCGAACATCGGGCGGCAATCTACGAACTTTCCAAGCTTGACGGATACGGCGGTGACCCCGAGCCGCCAAAGTATTACTCAAACATTGCGGACCCTGCAATCTTCGCCAAAAACCGTGGCCGTACGGTGAACAGCGTACCCACCTACGGAGTCTCCGACGAGTGGGCGGAGGTAAGGGTCGTTGACCGTAAGACAGCGGTGTATTGGACCCGTGGCAACAACGACGAAGCCATGACAATCAACCGCATCAAGGAATACCTACGCCTTGACCCTCGCCACTACAATCCATTTACAAAGATGCCCGGTGGTCCCCGCCTCTACTTCGTGCGTCGAACGCCGGAATACCCGCACGGTTGTCACGAAGTCCTCACTGACATTCGGGCGGCACGGCGCGTGGAAGTGGGCGTAGCCCCCGACGGTTCCAAACTATTTGGTGACGAGAGGGACGAGAAGGTAAGGGACCACCTACTCGACTGTCTTCGTTACGGCGTAGGTGCTAGACCCGCTCTTGGGGTTGCTGACACAGAACCAGCCCCAGAGCCGGGAACAATTCGTATGAAAGATTATGACAAATTGATAGCACAAGAGAATTCCCGTGCAGCCGCACAGTTTCGGCGAGATTTCAAGGGCAAGAGCCCAGCAGGAAGATAATCTATGTTCGACCAGGCACAGTATAACAAAGACTACTATCAGAAAAATCAAGAGAGACTAAAAAAGAAGTCTAGACAATACTATGCCGACAATACTGAAAAAGCTAAAGCGGCTGTTAAAAGGTACAGGCATGGAAATATAGAACAGAAATTAATAGTTTACAAACGACAAGCGGCTACTAGAAAATACACGTGGAATCTACCGGACAGTTTAGCTGTAGACTTACTAACTGATAACTGTTTTTATTGCGGTCAGCAGCCTGATCCGTTGAACGGTATAGATCGAGTGGACAATTGTCGTGGTTACGAAGAGGATAATGTTGTCACTGCGTGCGGTTTTTGCAATTTTGCAAAAAGTACTCAGTCCCGCAAAGACTTTGAAGCGTGGGTAGTACGTGCTGCTACCCACATTACCAACCATGGTAGTATTTAGGAGGAATGATAATGGCTACGCCAGTTGTAAATGGTCTTACTTTAACTGATTTTTTTAAGATTCGTGCCGTGTATGAGCGAAAGGCTCTCGCCCGTAAGGCAGAGCGCCTCAATGCTGGCGCACTGGACTGCACCTGGGACGAACAGGTCAAGGAAGAAATGCTCATTGACGTGTTAGAGCAAAACATGGAATTAAAGCGCCGACTGAAGGTCATCGAAGAAGCCATCTTCGGCGACTCCAAGCCGATCACCAAGGGGTAATGAATGTCAGACGGTAAGGGCTACGTAGAGACGTGGAAGAAGCGGTACACCGGAGCCATTAAGCGTTACGAAGAGTGGGAAAAGGAATTCCGCGTACAGGAGTGCTACAACTACTGGGTGGGTAATCAGCTCGCTGAGCCCACGGATGAGTTTGGTGCCCGTCGAGCCCAGATTAACAAGATCCACCCTGAGGTTCGGAATAACATTCCATCGCTTTATTACTACCGTCCCTTCGTCCGTCTGACGGCGGCCCCAGAGCATACCGACGACCCCGGTTCGCAGATTGAAGCGGATACGCAGCTCCTACAGGATACAGTCAACCACATCATCCGTGACAAGGATACGATGTTTCGGGAAAATACGTTCCTGGGTTTGAAAGAAGCCCACTGGGCGTTTGGGCTGGTAGAAGTCGGCTACAGCGCGGAGTTTGTAGATGCACCGACCGCTCCCAAGCCCGCCCTCAAGGAAAAGAAAGACACCAAGATTGCCCCAGAAGCGAAAGAGAAGCAAGATCCAGTTAACTTCCTAGAACAAGCTGCTGAGATGCAAATGGCGGCCACCGCTGGGTTGCCCGATGACCCGTTGGCTGATCCGATGCTTGATCCGCAGATGGGCATGGCTCCAGAGCCCGACCCTCTTCAAGAAGAGCTGGAGCAACTCCAGTCCGAAATGAAGAGTGAGCGGTTCTTCGTGAAGTTCATTCCTGCGTGTCGTACCCTTATCGCAGAGACGGATCACCCAATTCTCCAGTCGAATGACTGGGTAGGCTACTGGGAAGATGTGCCATTGGCCGACGTGAAGGCTAGTCGGGCATACAAGAACACCTCGGATCTCAAGGCCGCCATCGGTGACAAGGAAGCTACCGAGAACGCTGAGAAGGCTAACGAGGCAGAAGGTATCACGGATAAGATTCGACTCTACAAAATCTGGGATCTCCGTACCATGGATCGCTGGGTCTTTGCGGAAGGCCACAAGAAAGAGTTGCTTCGCAAGAAATTCAAGCGTTGTCCGCTCAAGTTCCTGCGTTTCGACATTGATCCATACCACTTCTTCCCTCGCCCAATCCTGCTCAGCAAGCTGGGGCCGCAGGATGAATACAACGATTCCCGCGAGTACCTACGCAAGATTCGTAAGGGAACCGTACCGCGATACACGTACGATGAAGACGCCATCGATGCTGTCCAGTTACAGAAGCTGGAATCCGGCGAAATGGGTACGTACGTGCCACGCAAGCCGGGTACGTCTAACGTTATCGAACCAGTCAACCAGCCGTCTTTCTCTGAGAATGCTATTCAGACTCTTACTCTCTCCGACAAGGAATTTGCGGACGTGGGTGGTGTAGGTGGAGACGCCAAGGTGGCGGCCACCAAGACTGCGACTCAGGCGAAGATTGCAGAAACTAAGGAACAGGCGCAGGACAACTTTGACCGTTTAGCCGTCGCGGATTGGCTGTCAGAGATTGCCCGCGAGCTGCTATGCCTTGCCATCGACAACATGAGTATGGACCGCTGGATCGCTATGAACATTGCCCCAGACGCCATGTACGCAACCCCTCAGCTCAGCGAAGGCATCCAGCAGTCGTATCAGCGAATCAACTCATCGACTCTTCAAGACGCTGCTCATGGACTGGCATATGAAGTTACCATCGATGTCGAGTCTCTCAGTCCAGTCTCTGAGGAAGAGAAGTTCCAGAAGTGGATGCAGGGGCTCACGCTTCTTGGCAACCCGTCGTTCGCACGTCTGTTCAGCGTAGCCCCTCCGCTGCTGATCGAAACGCTCAAGTACATGGGTCTTCGTTCTGCCAAGGATCAGGGGCTACTGGTTGGCGCAATGCAGACGGTGGTTCAGATGGAAGCACAGTTGGCGGCTCAGGGTCAGGCATCCAGCACAGGGGTGAGCCCAACCGCTGGAGGCGGTCAACCGGGAGCACCTACACAGGGCGGTCCTCAACCGGGTGGTCCGGTTGGGCCGGGAGCAAGTAAACCAAATGGAGGTCAGTAATGAGTGGTTCACGTCGTAAAGCGCTGAAGATGGCGTTCTACCAGCAGTTTGGTCGTACCCCTAACGGGCCGGAGATTGTCACCAAAGAAGGTGACATCGTAGGCTACCGCCCCTCAGAGATGAGGCGACTCAAGAAGCTATACATGTCAGCCCGCAGACGCGGGGTACAATTAACGTAAGGAATTGGCGGGTACTAATGGCTAACACAGTCACCTGTGAGAAGTGCGGGGTTGAATATGGGATCGGCGCGTCCCCGTGGTGCCGTGATAATCACGCTACTGGCGGGCGTCACGGCTTTGGTGCGTTCACTCCTGGGCTGGACGAAATGATTGGTGCCGAGCCAGTCCACTTCGGCAACTGGGGCGAGAAGCTTCGCTACATGGACCGAAACGGCATCGAAGCCCGTGACCAGGGCCGCTTCGAGCGTAAGCAGTACTACGATCAGAAAGGTCGATAATGGACGAACTGCTGGATGTATTGGGCAAGCTTCGTTACGGGGTCAGCACCGCTGAAAAAGAGCGGCTAGCTGCCTCGCGGGCTTTACCCGGTGCTCCGGTGGATAACACCGCAGATCAGGAAGCCGCGAATCGTTACGCAAGTGGTTACCTATTTGGGCAGAACTGGCCCAACCTAGCCCCTGCCGTTCAGCCTTTCATAGACCAAATCAAGACTTCAAATCTACCCTTCGTGGGCGGCAGCTCTCCTGAGTTGCAGTCTCAGGCGTCGGCGGGTGTGGCACAGGGCTCAGCGGGCGGGCCAGGATTGGCTGACCAGTTACTAAAGATGTTCAGGACGACCAATGGACGTTAGTGATGCCCTCAAGAAAGCGCTGATGAGTATGTGGCAAGCGCCACAGACTGCCTTGGGAACCGCTGTTGGTATGGCTCGTACGGGCGGACTGCCTAGCGTGCAGCAGGACCCAGAAGGCAATGACGAATACGTCTTCCGTATGCCGGAAGGGGCATCTCCTCAAGCCATGGGTCAGAC